TGCTGGACCGGATCGCGCCGCCGACCGCGCAGCTTGAACACACGTTGACGCGGGCCACGATCAGCGCCGATCCGCTTACTGAGGATGAATGGCTTGCAGCCCACGGTAACAACATGGCGACCGCAGGCGGGGCCTCAGAAGGCACTCATTGACGCGCCATTTGGCGAAATCCTGTTTGGTGGCGCCCGAGGCGGCGGCAAGACTGATGGCGTTTTAGGCAAGTTCGGGCTAAAAGAAGCCCGGTATGGCCCCGGCTTTAACGGCGTTTTCTTTCGCCGTGAAATGCCCCAAGCCGATGACTTGATCGAGCGCGCCAAAGAAATTTACCTGCCGACTGGCGCGGATTGGCGCGAGCAATCCAAGACGTTCCTGATGCCCCACGGTGGCAGGTTGCGCTTTCGGCCTTTGGAGAGCGTGGCGGATGCGGCCAAATACCAAGGCCAAAACCTATCTGACGCGGCGGTTGAAGAGGCTGGCAACTATCCATCCAGCGCGCCCATTGATATGCTTTTTGGGGCGCTACGGTCCAAGGGTGGCGTGCCGATCCAGTTAATCCTGACCGCCAATCCCGGCGGCCCAGGACATCAATGGATTAAGGCGCGCTTTATTGACCCTGCGCCCGAGGGCTTGACGCCAATCACGCGGCTGATGCCGACCGGCAAACAGTCTCACAAGTTCATCTACATTCCGTCGCGCGTGGCTGATAACAAGATTTTGTTGGCGCATGACCCCGGCTATGTGGATCGCCTAGCGCTGACGGGTTCGCCCGAATTGGTCAAGGCTTGGCTTTACGGCGATTGGAACGTCATTGCGGGGGCGTTCTTTCCCGAGTTTGACATGGGCCGGCACGTTATCGCGCCGCGCGAATTGCCTGAGCATTGGTTCCGGTTCCGGTCTTTGGACTGGGGCAGCGCCCGGCCATTCAGCGTAGGCTGGTGGGCCGTATCGGACGGCGAATTGGCGGACATCCCGCGCGGCGCCTTGGTGCGCTACCGGGAATGGTATGGCAGCACTGGCAAGCCGAATGAGGGCTTGCGAATGACTGCCGAGGAAGTGGCGCAGGGCATCGCGCAGCGTGAGGCGGGCGACCCCAAGCCTGAGAATGGCCTGCATGGCGTGGCCGATCCGGCCATCTTCAGCAGCGACGGCGGTCCTAGCATTGGCGAGCGCATGGCGCGGTCGGCTAAGGTTTTCTTCCGCCCGGCGGATAACGCCCGCGTGTCGCGTCAAGGCGCGCTAGGCGGGTGGGATCAAGTGCGGGCAAGGTTGCGCGGTGACGAAACCGGGCCGGGCTTACTGATTTTCAGCACATGCCGCGATTTGATCCGCACGCTGCCGGCGTTGCAGCACGATCCGGATAGGCCGGAGGATGTGGACAGCGACGGCGAGGATCACGCGCCGGACGAGGCGCGTTACGCTTGCATGAGCCGCCCTTGGGTGCGGCAGAAACCCGTGCATCAGCCGGGCGCGATTGTATCGGTTGGCGCCAGCAATAGCGCCACCTTCAACGACTTGTGGAAAACAGCGCCGCGCACTTCGCGGTGGTGATGGAGTTTGGCCAATGTCACTTAATGTTCCGTTTACTCCAGGGCAGACGCTGACGCTTGCCGTGACCGCGACCAGCGGCAATGCCAGCTTTAACGCGGCCAATGCCAGCGCGTCAGTGGTGGAGTTTTTGAACGCTGGCGCCAATGTGTGCTTTGTGGTGTTTGGCGATACTGCCACCACGGCAGGCTATCCCATTGCAGCCGGGCAGCGCCGCGTCATCAGCAAGCCGCCCGGCGTTCTGCAAGTGGCAGCGATCTGCAACGCCACGCTAAGCACCACGCTATACGCGACCGCTGGCCAGGGCGTGTAAGCCGCGCGCATGTCAGAAGATACGGACGATTTCGATTACGACACGCCTGCCGGCAAATACCGCCGCTGGATTGTCGAAATCGAGCAGGCCGATCAATGGTGCAATAACTGGTATGAAACGGCGCAGCGATGCTTGGACCGGTATCGGGACGAGCGGAAGAACGCGTCTTCATCGGATGACGGTGAGCGCCGCATCAACATCTTTTGGTCTAATGTCTCTACCTTGCAGCCAGCGCTTTACGCGCGCCGCGCTAAGCCAGTGGTTGAACGGCGCTTCAAAGATGCTGACCCGATTGGACGCACGGCGGCGGAAGTGCTTGAGCGCGCCGTTACCTTCGCGACTGACAGCGACCAATTCGACGAGGTTATCAAGCAAGCGCGCGATGATCGGCTGATTGTGGGCCGTGGCACGGCCTGGCTGCGCTATGTGCCGCACTTTGAGAAGATGCAACCGCCGACGCCTTCCGAGGGCGTGGGGATCACTGACGACGCTTCCGAGTATGAAGCCGAGACGCCAGAAGAACCCGGCGATATGCTGGTGTTTGAGGAAGTGGCGCATGACTATGTGGCGTGGCGCGATTTCCTCATGTCGCCGGCCAAGACCTGGCGCGAAGTGCGATGGGTTGCGCGCAAGGTGCAGATGACGCGCGCCGAATTGATTGAACGCTTTGGTGAAGAAATCGGCAATGCCGTGCCGCTGAATGCGCGCTTGCGGCAAGACAATCCCGACACGCCAGAGGCGCGCTTCCGTGATGGCATGGCCGCGCGGGCTGATGTGTTTGAGATTTGGGACAAGGCCGAGCGCAAGGTTTGCTGGATTGCCAAGGGCCACGAGGCGCCGCTTGACGAGCGCGAAGATCCGCTGCGCTTGCGTGAGTTCTTCCCTTGCCCCAAGCCGTTGTTTGCCACCCTGACGACTGATAGCCTGATCCCGAGGCCTGATTTCTTGTTCTACAAAGATCAGGCCAATGACCTTGATGACGTCACCTATCGCCTATCCAAGCTGACCGAGGCCTGCCGCGTTTCCGGCGTTTATGACGCATCGCAGGACGCCAGCCTTGGGCGTTTGTTCCAGGAGGGCGGCGATAACCGGCTGATCCCGGTTAATACCTGGGCGGCTTTTGCCGACAAGGGCGGCTTGCGCGGCGTAATGGATTTCGTGCCGCTTGACGGCGTGATTGCGACCATCCGCGAATTGACGGGCCGCGAGCAAGCCCTGAAGGCGCAGATTTACGAGATCACGGGCATTTCGGATATCGTGCGCGGCTATTCCGCACCTTCTGAGACTGCCACGGCGCAGCAGATCAAGGGGCAGTTTGCCGCGTTGCGTTTGCAGGAACAGCAGGCCGAGGTGGCGCGATTTGCGCGCGACTTGATCGCCATGACGGCGGAGATCATTGCCGAGCATTTTCAGCCGCAGACGATTGCGCTGATGTCGGGCTTGCAGGAACAGGCGCCAGAGTTTCAAGAGGCTTTCATGCCGGCGGTGGAATTGCTGCGCCAGGACGCCATGCGGAGCTTCCGGATTGAGATCGAAACCGACAGCACGATTGCCATTGATGAACAGGGCGACAAGCAGGCCGCGACTGAGTTCCTGACTGCAATGGGAAATTACATGGCGAGCAGCCTGCCCATGGCGCAGCAAGCGCCGGAATTGCTGCCAGTGGTTGGGCAAGGTGCGGTGTTTCTTGCGCGGCGGTTCCGGGCTGGGCGCCAGCTTGAGGGCGCCATTGAACAGGCGTTCCAAGCGCTTGAGCAGCGCGCGCAACAGATGGCGCAGCAACCGCAACAGCAGCAGCCGGACGCGGCCATGTTGAAGGCGCAGGCTGATCAGCAGCGCCTGACCATGGAAGCGGAGATCAAGGGCCGTGAGCTGATGCTGCGCGAGCAGGAATTGACGTTTAACGCGGATTTGAAAGCGCGTGAGATGGGCTTGCGTGAGGCCGAGATGGCGCAGGCAGCAAGCCTTGAGGCGCAGCGCTTGCAGGATGGCCAGGCGGCGCGGGCTGATGCGCGCAAGGATGCGCTATTGCCTGACCGTGAAGCGTTGATGGGTGAAAGCGAGGCGAAAATGCGCGAATTGGCGGCGGCATTGGCGGCATTGGGCCAAAGCCTTGAAGCGATGCAACAACAGCAGGCCAGCACGGCGCAAGCCCAGGCGCAGGCCTTGGCGCAATTGGCGGCTTCCATGACGGCGCCGAAGCGCGTGGTGCGAGGCCCTGATGGGCGCGCCATGGGCGTTGAAACAGTCTTGAATTGATCGGCGGGGTTTAGGTTATGGCGGTTCAGCTTTCGGTGGCAGCGCGTAACGCGCGCCTTGACGCGATTGAAACGACTGCCGGCGCATCGGCGGTGCTCAAGATTTTTACGGGCAGCTTGCCTGCCAATTGCGCGGCGGCAGATAGCGGCACGGTGCTGGCGACGATCAACCTGCCTTCTGATTGGATGGCGGCGGCCAGCGGTGGCAGCAAGGCCAAGAGCGGAACATGGGAAGACTTGAGCGCTGATAACAGCGGCACGGCGGGGCATTTCCGGGTGTATGACAACGGCGCCACGACTTGCCATATTCAAGGCACGGTCGGCACCAGTGGAACAGATATGACGGTGAACAGCACCAGCTTCACTGCGGCGCAGCCTTTCACGGTGAACACCTTCACAATTACGGATGGAAACGCATGAGCGATTTTGTTCCTATTACACCCGGGGTCGGGGCTGACATTGCGGTTGACACCATCGCTGGGAAAAACCATCAGCGCGTTAAAGTGCAATTCGGCACGGATGGCACGGCGGTTGATGTAAGCGCCGAAAGCCCGATGCCGGTGCAAACCGTGGGCGAATTGATTGAAGCCATTGAAGCAATGCGAATGGCGATTGCGGCCCTGACGAAGACTATTGGCTTCGCGCTTCCGAATGCGCTTGGCCAGCCGATCTTTGAGG